GGCCAGGACTCGATCACCCTCAGCCAAAGACATCATGTAACTAAACATGTTGGCAAGGCAAAGAAAGGGGAACGAGAGAACAGATCCCATGAGCTGACCATTCTTTTGACGGATCGGACCCGGACCACCGAGGGGGTAGGTAATGATCTGTTCAAGAAGGGCAGCACGAAAGGTCGGGCGAAGAACCTTGTCCTGCTCCGGAAGCTTCTCAAGAAGAGTCTCGAGAAAAAGCTTAGAGAGGCGAATATCTAACCCATCGGTTGCCGCCGAGTAGTCTCCAGAGACAAACTCGTCGTTGTCGGGATCGAGACGGAGTCGAGTAGCTAACTTACGATTTCGTTCATTGAAATCATGAAGGATAGACTCAGAAACCGGCTCACCGATCAAAACAAAAGGTTCAAAGGTCCTCAAATAGGACCATAACGCTTGTTGCAAAGGACGGGAGAGATGAGCGCGGACAGGGTCCATCGCAGTAATGGTCCGTACTTTCAGAGGTTCGAGTACGGAAGCCACCCGAGCGATAGGCATCGCCCGTACCCGCTCGTTCGACCACTCACCTTTATTCTTTCGAGCCAGCTCATCGAACTGGTTCTTGAGATAGGTAGGTAGTCTAACGAACGTGGGATTATTGGATTCCCACCTGGCGGCGAGGATACGCCAGTCGGACTCCGAGAGGGGAAGAGTTCCCCGATCCTCGAAGACCTGGCCAGGGCCAACCTCCCGGAAACCGATAAAGTGTTCTTTCGTATCGATATGGGGAGGAAGACCCTTTTCTCCCTCGGAACGGTAGTCCTCCGAGCCAGGAACGGCTGGGGGAGCTCCAGTTTGAAAGAGAAGTCCCGCCTCCTCCCGAAGCGATGTACGAGTACCACCAGCACTACGATTAGTGTAGACGGAGGCGGCAGTCGAAGCCTCGAGTCGAACAATATCAAGAAACGTATCCGGGAAATGAAATTCCTTAAGGAACGTCTTGATAAAGGTACGGGCGAGGGGAACATCGAATCCATCCTGATTGAGGATGGTAGAGGGAGGAGTGGATAAAAGGTCGGCATGCTTCTAAAGAGAAGAAGCCACAAACGACGGCGGGACTTGGGCGAAACCACGCTTCGATTGTGCTAGACCGAAAACCGCACGGAAGACACCGACACTATCAAGACGAGAGGCAGAAAAATTTGCCAATCGGCGATAGTAATCACCAGTATCCCCTGAAAAGAGGGGATAATCAGGTGAATAGTTCCAAGATTTTGGGACCGGAGGTCGGGGATTCCGGAGGAATCGGGCTAAAGGCCAATCCTTCCAATACTTGGCGAGAGAGACAAAGTCGGACTCGGGCCAGGATCTCATACGATGGAGAGCCCATAAGGAATCATATGCCGAACACTGACCAATATAGTCAGGGTCACGAGCACAGGCCTTACAGGAATCCATCAAAACGAGAAGAACTGACCTAATCCCATGAAGGGAATGCCAAAGATGGTAGGAAACCTTTACAGCGAGCTGATCCTCGGAAGGAAGAGGAAGAGGACGCTTAGAACCCCAGCGAGAAGGAGCTAGGGGGTTGACCACAGGAGTGGTCAAATCCCGATCCAAGATATGATAAGAAAGAGTATCATAACGAGGAAGGGGGAGGGGGTCGGTAACACCGATCGCCTCCAGATCAAAGAAAATAGGATCGGTGACAGTAGTACTCCACGCGACTAATTCGGACTCGAAAGAGTTCCTAGGGTCGTGCAGAAAAAGGTACTGCTGTCGGGGTTCAGGAGTTCGACGGGAAAGATTACGAATCTGCGTAGGAGATAGCGCAGAGTCGGGAACTTTCCCGGGGCGAACAATGAACACCCGGTCCAAAACATCATCGATAGTGGAAAGGAGTTGGTACTGATTGAAACTCAGTAACATCTCCATGAAGCTGTTGTGATCTGGTCGTAGAAATGCGATCGG